CTCCCCTCCGCCCACTCCCCATCGGCTTTGACGGGGCGTGCTCGGAAGGGAAGGGAACGATTAATTATCTTTCAAGGTACGCTTATATTGTAGCATAACTGCATGTGTGGTGCAAGTGGTTTATGCGTCTAAAATAAAATAAAATAATGTACGTAAATGTGTTGACACGATAGGTACGTGTCTGTAGTATATGCAGTGTCGCAAGACGAAATGCACAACACATAACACGTCAGGAGGAAATGGAAATGACAACTATGACTATACCTAGTTACGTGGAGGTGGATGCTAAGCGGTGTGGCTATGTGGGCAATGGACGGGGCAATAGTCTTAGCGAGGTTTACGGTAGCTACAGTAGCGCTAAAGCCGCTGCATGGGAGCGGTGCGAACGCTTATGCTCAGACCTTGACGGATTTAATCTCTGCATCACGTCCGCAAATTCATTTGTGTTTACGGCTCAGTTTGAATTTGACAACCCTGAAAACGGGCGTCCTATGGTATGCCACATTACGCCGTCGCGCACATACGCCATGTATCTCGATATGCGGTACATTGAAAAGGCTCATTTTGAGTGGGAAGAGTATGCGCGCAAGGAATCGCGTGCGTCATATATTGAGCAGGACTATATATCTGACGATGGCAAGTGCCGAATAATTTGGCTATGCCATTGGGCGTATATCGTCATAGATGGAGAGGTATACCGCGTAGTAAATCCGTTTAGACGCGATGGAGGGTTGCGTAAATTTATCGAATTGCAGCGCGTGGGTGCAGTCGATGACACTGTGATAAATCGTATCATTGACAGTCATTATGCGGTTTGCGGTAGCGTACTACCGTGTATGGTGCATTTGGGAGGGGAGCATAGTCGGTGTATCGTGTACGCGCATCTTGTCACGGATGATATGCCATTTGACCGTTTTGTTGGGTGGGATGCTATTATGTTAGTTAGGTGCAGTTTGGCGGACACTATAGCTATGTGCGTGGATGCGTGCATGATGATGCACGGTCATGACGTGTCGGGCATGCGCGTTGAGTTGATGGACTAGGGAGTGATTTGCAATGATATTATGCGACGATGGTACTGCAATTTTCGGCACCGACGATGCGAGGGATTATTTAGTGCGCCATGGCGTGCCGAGCCACCGCACAGACGATTTTGCCGAGTTGCTCAACCGCGAGGACAATATCGCGGCGGCGCGCGAGGCGATTGACAGCGATTTGCTTGCGTATGCGCTGCAATACGACGATATATGCAGTACAGTGGATGACATAGCGGCATCCATCGATGCGGCATTGAGTAAATCGCGCATCACGGGCGCAAGGGATTTGCTACAATCCATACGCGACACGCTCGAAGAGATGACGGGGCGTTAGCGTCGAATATGTAGATTGCATGTAGGCATACATGCAAGTGGGAAATGATACTAATCAGTGTATAATGGGTGTCAACGGAAACACCCGTCAGAAAGGAGCCTATCATGGCACGAAACTATTTGCAGAAGACGTACACCGAGACTATCGTACACGGTTTTATTTTGAGAGACGGACAGCCCCATCCTTGCGATGCAGTTATCAATCGTCGCGTCGGTCTTGCATCCGCACAAGCGATTATGCGTAAAAACGACCCGTCTTTTATGGCGGCGTCCGTCGAGGAGCGCACTACCACGTACCGCATGACTTTCGACCGCTTCCGTGAGCTTGCCGAACCTGTCGAGGGCATCGACGCGGAAGCTGACGAAGATTAGTAAAGCCGTAACGGCGGGTGGCACGCCGCCCGCCATGAATGAAAGGTTATGACATGGAAAACAACGCTATCGCAACAGTCAACAACCCCTTCGGCATCGAGCGCGGCGGCATGTATTGCAGCCTTGCAGCCGAGACTCAGGATGAGCGTTTGGCGGTGTACGCCGCCGTATCAAACGCCGAATCGCTCGATGATTATATCGGTACGCCTATCGACGTGGCAAACGTGGTCATTCAATCCGTCGAGGTGGAGGATGAGGACGGCGAAACGCGCGACGCGCTCCGCATCGTGCTCATCGCCGATGATGGCAAGGCCTACGGATGCATGAGCAACGGCGTGCAAACCGCCGTCCGCAATCTCATGGGCATCGTGGGCATGCCGCCGTGGTATCCTAGCATCCGCCTTGTGCCGACGAAAAAACAGGGACGGAACGGCTACAAATTCACAACCCTTGAGGTACCTCGCTAGTATTTGTTTTGATAACGCTATAGACGGGCGGGCATATTGCCCGCCCGTTTTGCTATATCAGTGTACTCCACCGGTTGAGTACACGGAAGCGAGGGGAAATGACGAAAGCAAACGATAGGGCGCGGGCGGCGGTTGCCGATGCGGAACGCCGCGCACGTCGAAAGATAAAGAGGTTGCAGAATAAGGGTGTGCGCACGGGTGGCATCTCGCCGTTTCGCAATGTTGATGCGTGCGATACATGGGCGCTGAAACGGTACGCGAAAGAACTTGAGCGTTTCGTTTCGCGCCAGACGCGATATGTCGCTGGATATGACGGCACGCCCATACCGTACGATACCTATAGGGACTTTCGGCGGCTCGAAAAACGGTACAACGCTGCTCATGCGAAGTGGTGGGATACGTACGGTAATCAGCCGTTTATCACGGCGGGGGGTGCGTCGGAAACCACCATTGCGGAGCGAAGTCTAGCCGCGCGGCTGAAAGGCATGGCATTCGGCGGCGCGTCGGCGTACCGCGAAACGCCCGCCGAAAAATTGCGCGGCGTGAAAGATATCGAGAAACGAAGCGCGATAATGAGGAAAGAGTTATCCCCGTCTTATCAGAAAGAAAGAACGCGTGCGTTGCGCAAGAATCTACTCGCGCACGCGTCCGAATTCAATGACCCGCGCATCCCCAAAATGATACGCAAGCTTTCTAATGAGCAGTTGTTCGCACTTCAGAATTTTACAAACTTTGTCCCACTCTATTACCGTTATATGAGCACTAACGTTGAGGTCACTTTAGGCACCGATATAGACGCTATGGAGCACGACGCGCAGATTCAGCACATGATTGACACAATCGAGGAGGTACGCTTGCAGTTCCCCTCAGCAGTCAAGACGTGGGAGACGAAGGGGCGCACAACCAAGGATGGGCGCAAGGGCAAGAAGTCCAAGGCACGGATTAAGGTACATGCACCGTCGAAGAGTCAGGCCAAGGAAAAAGCACATGCTTTGTACCAAGAAGTCTATGGTGGCTAGGTATGGACTATGCAGCGGATTTCGAGACCACCGTTTCCCCAGACGATTGCAGGGTTTGGGCATGGTGCGTTTGCGTGGTGGGCAATCCCGATGAAATTACGTACGGCATAGACATAGAGAGTTTCATGGAGTTTTGCAAAGAAAACGGTGGTACATACTATTTCCACAATGCCGCGTTCGATTGTGAGTTTATTCTTTCGTACATGCTGCATAACGGTTTCGAGTACAGCGATTCCCCCTGCACTAAAACGTTTAGAACATTAATATCTGCTATGGGCAAATTTTATCAAATGGAAGTATGCTTCGAGAAGAAGGGCAAGAAGAAGCAGAAAAAAGCAGTATTCAAGGACAGTTTGAAGAAACTCCCCATGCGTGTCGAGCAGGTTGCGAAAGCATTCGACCTCCCCATATCGAAACTGTCCATCGACTATGAGGAATACCGCCCGCCAGGTCACGAGCTGACCGACGAGGAGCGCGAGTACATAAAGAATGACGTACAGATTGTTGCAATGGCGCTCGATAGGCTGTTTAACGAAGGGCTTACGCATTTGACTATCGGAAGCGATGCGCTCAATTGGTATCGAGACGGCATAGGGAAGAAGTGGGAAGATTGGTTTCCCAAGCTGTCCCTTGGAGTCGATGCCATGGTGCGTATGGCGTATCGCGGAGGGTGGACGTACGCAGACCCGCGTTTTCAAGCGGACGATAGGCACCCCGATAGAATCGTAGGTGCTGGAAGCGTTTATGACGTGAACAGTCTATACCCCGATGTCATGTACCATCGACCGCTCCCCATCGGCGAACCGATTTTCTTCAACGGCGAGTACACCCCGAATAGTCAGTATCCTCTTTACATTCAGTTCATGACATGCCATTGCAAATTGAAGGACGGGTTTCTCCCCACGTTGCAAATCAAGAACAACCCGTTTTATTCGGAGCACGAATATGTGACGGACACTTTAGGCACGGTCGAGCTTGCGATGACGAACATAGACCTCGATATTTTATTGGAACATTACGACGTTACCGTTTTCAGCTACAATGGCGGCTTTATGTTCGAACAGGCCACGGGGCTGTTTCGCAAGTACATCGACCATTGGATGCATATCAAGGCCACGACTACGGGAGGTTTGCGCCAGTTGGCGAAGCTGATGCTAAATTCGCTCTACGGCAAGTTTGCGACGAACCCCGACGTGACTCCGAAGATACCGTATCTTCGCGATGACGGCTCCGTAGGCTATAAGCTGGGGGACAAGGAGACGCGCGATCCCGTGTACACCCCGATGGGGTGCTTCATCACGGCATGGGCTAGGTACAAGACCATCACCACGGCGCAGGCTCTTTTTCCCCGTTTCATGTACGCGGACACCGACAGCGTGCATGTTCTAGGCACGGAGCCGCTGGGCATAGAGGGGATTGAGGTGCATCCGACGAATCTCGGCGCCTGGAAGCACGAATCCAACTTCGTCGAAGCCAAGTACGTGCGTGCGAAGACCTATATGGAGCGCATTAACCAGGTCGGAGCCGTGGTCGAAGGCGAGTACACGATGGTTGATGTCGAAGAGCATGACGATATAAAATGCGCGGGAATGCCCGACGAGTTGAAAGGGCATGTGACGTTCGGCAACTTCAAGCGGGGGTTGAGGGTCCACGGGAAGCTGCGTCCCCGACACTGCAAAGGCGGCATCGTGCTCGAACGCACGGATTTCACATTGACATAGGAGGTACGCGATGATAGAGAGAAGCTTTCGCTTCGAAGACGAATTGTACGAGGTCATGAAGGAGATTGCGGATGCAGAGGGCATCACCGTTTCGCAGCTGCTCCGAATGTGCGTCAAGCGGTTCGTCCGCGAATACTACGAAAGTGTTGATTTCATGGAGGTAATTCTTGGCGATTGATAAATGTACCGCCGAATCGTAACGTATAAGACACGGTGGCACCCCTTCCGTCTGGAGCGTACAGACCGAGCGGGATTGCCCTGGGTGAAACCACCCGTTCGCGTACTGCGATTGGGGAATCGAGCGCTTCGGGAACGGTAATGCCACTGGACACCCTAGCCCGCACATGTTCCATACTACGTGTGCGGGCGTTCGCATATAGGAGGATATTTATGGAGTTCAAGGACGTTATCGACTTCCTGGCCGAAAAGCTGGACGAATCGGACTATGCGGAAGTGTCCGACGCAATCAACGGAAACGAGAGCATGCACGAGGAATACCGCAATGGCGCGGAAGCCCGCATCAACGAGTACGCCGAAGGCGAGAAGCGCATGACCGAGGAGATTCAGTCCCTTAAAGCGCGCAACTACGATTTGCTCATGCAGGTACCCGCAGGAAACGACGGTGACGGCGTTGTCATGGAGGATGTGGACGATGACGGAACCGTGTACCATATCGACAACCTGTTCACTGACGAAAAGGAGGACTAATGGCCGTCAAGACAGTAAAGACCCTGAACGCAACCAACGCGCAGATTCTAAACGCAATCCGAACGGACGCATCGCTGGCGTACCAACAGCGCATTCCAGCGGCGACGCAGGGAGACATCACCGATACCGTGAATCACCTGCTCGAATACCGCCCGATGATGAACGAGTTCATCGACGCGCTCGTGAATCGCATCGGCGACGTGGTAATCAAGTCGAAGGTCTGGTCGAATCCGCTGGCGGAGTTCAAACGCGGCATGATGCAGTACGGCGAGACCATCGAGGAGCTTGCCACCACGCTGCTCCAGGCGAAGCGTTACGACCCTAACAAGTGCTACGATGACGTTTTCAAGTGCAGCCCTCCCGACGTCATGAGCAACTTTCACTCCATCAACCGCCAGGACTACTACGAGCTGACCGTCAACGACATGCTGCTGCGCCGCGCGTTCTTGAACGATTACGGTTTGCAGGATTTGGTGGGGCGCATCATGGAAACGCCGTACACGTCCGACTACTGGGACGAGTACCTTATCATGCGCAACCTGTTTGCGGAATACGACCGTATCGACGGGTTCCACAAAATCCAGGTGCCTGACGCGTCCAGCGCGACCACCCGCGCCGAGAAGCAGGACAAGGCCATGGCCATCACCGAAGCCGTGCGCGGCATGATTGGCAAGCTCAAGTTCATGTCTGGCAACTACAACGCGGCGGGAGTGCCGACCTTCACCAACGTCGATGACCTGGTTCTGTTCGTGACGCCCGATTTCGAAGCGATGCTGGACGTGAACGTGCTCGCGTTCGCGTTCAACGCTTCCGCAGCGGACGTTCGCGCACGAGTCATTCTCGTGGACGATTTCGGCATCGACGGCTGCCAGGCCATTCTCTGCGACAAGGATTTCTTCATGTGCGCGGACACGCTCATTGACTTCGAGAGCATCCGCAATCCTAAGGCGATTTCGTGGAACTACTGGTTGCACCACCAGGGCATCTACTCCGTGTCCCGATTCGTCAACGCCGTCATGTTCACCACCGAAGCGGGCAGCTCCGTCCAGGTTCCGTCCGTCAAGACCACTGGCGTTACCGTGGCGTTCGCGGCGGGGAAGGACGGCACAACCCCCACGTTCGCGACGAAAGGCGCACGCACTCGTCTGGAAGCGACCGTGGCTGGCACCGTGACCCCTGAAACGCCTGGGTACAGCGTTCCGCAGGGCGTGACGTGGGGCATCACCGCAGCGACCAAGCCGCTGTCCGTCGGCACGTTCGTGGACGCCGAAGGCGTTGTCCACGTGTCCGCAGACGAGCAGAACGAGAAGATTACCGTCACGGCGACCAGCACGTACATCGACCCGACCGTTGCGATGGGCGAGCAGCAGTACAAGAGCGGCACGCTCAACGTCGGCATCGGCAAGGCGACCGAATAAGGAGGATTAGAAATGGCGCACGAATTTCCCGAGCTTCCCGAGAACATCTACAAGTACGAGAACCAGTTCGACTACTCCGTATGGACTCCGAACACGGAAGTGACGTGCGCCACCGTCCCTTGGGATGCCAGCTACCGCGATATAGTCAGGTTCGAGAGCGAAGAGTTGCGCAAGCGCTACTTCGACGAAGTACGCCAATACGGATACAGCTTCACCATCGGCGGCATGACGTATCTCCGCTACGGCGAACCCGTGCGCGTCAACGCACCGTTCTCCATGGTCAACCAATGCAACTATTTAATCGTCCGCAATCCCGTGCAGCCCGTGCCTTCCACGGCATCGGGCTACGGGGTTCCCGAGCGGAAGCCCGACATGTTCTACTATTTCATCACGGACATCAAGTACATCGCGCCGAACACCACCCAGCTCAACGTGCAGCTCGACGTGTGGCAGACGTATTACGACCGCATCTCTTTCGGCCTGTGCTACGTCAACAAGGGTCACATCGGCATCGCCAACGAGAACGCCACCCTGGACAACCTGTCAGAGTACCTTCTCGAACCCGAAGGTTTGGACATCGGCGGGGAGTATGAAGTATGCGCCCAGGCGTTCGAATCGTTTCAGAAGGAAAAAGGGGACATTGTTGCCGTCATAATGAGTTCTGCAAAATTGGATGGTGATTTGGGGACTGTTTCCAAACCGTCGCTTGTCACATCCGAAGGCGCAGTGTCGAACGGCATACCGACGGGTTGCAGCTTATACGTATCCGAATCGCCGACGAACCTGTTCCACAAGCTAGCGGACAAACCATGGATTTCACAATGCATTAATTCGATAACATACGTGCCTGAAAGATTCGTGTCATACGACAGGGAACATTATATCGAGATAGGCGACGGGCTTGACAGAGAGATTCTTTATCCTCTCTCCAGCAAGGTTCTCGACACGCAGAAGTTCGAGTTCCACAACGCGAGGACTGCGTTCTGGCTGCCTGAAAGATACCGCAACCTCAAGAAGTTCTTCACGTACCCGTACACCTGCTATGAGCTTACGTATTCGTCGGGCGGCGAGATAATTCTCAAGCCCGAGTGCATCGGCGTGACGGACGATACGTTCACGCTCCGTGCGGAGAGCGTGGTTCTTCCTCCCGACACGCGCATATGCGTGTACCCCGATTCTTATAATGCAGGAGCGGGCGATACGGGTCTGGACGTGACGTACTATCCGCCGTTCCATCCGCCAGGGGCAATCACCCGCCGACTCCCTGGCGGCGAGGGTCTGGACATGTGCCTTACGATTTCCAACTTTCCGCAGGTCGCAATCGTGAACAACATGTACCTGTACTATATGGCATCTACCAACAACTCTCGCGCGTACCAGTTCGCATCCGCCGATTGGAGCCAGCAGAAGGCCATGGCGGGGGCGCGGTTGGCGTTCGACCAGTCCACGGCGGGAATGAACAATGCGCTCGCGAACCAGGAGATTGCGAACGCCGCGAACTGGAAGCTCAACGAGATTTCGCAGGACAAGAACCTGTGGAACGGCTTGCAGACGGGCATATCGTCTGGTGTCGGGGCGATAGGCAGTTTTGCGAGCGGCGATATCGGCGGGGGCGTTGCAGGTCTGGCCAACACGGGTTTGGCGGTCGCGAACACGGCTCTCAACCATGACTGGATTAACATGACCACATCAGCCCAAGTGGGAGCGGCTACTGCGACCACGCAGAACAATGTCGCTCTTCAAGGCTACAATAGGGACACGAATTACGACTATGCGGCGTTCGCGGCGAAGGGCGATTACGAGAACGCAATCGCGGGGATTCAGGCGAAGGTGCAGGATGCCAAGCTCACGCAGCCTACCACTGCGGGGCAAAATGGCGGCGACATGTTCAACATCGCCAACGGGTTCTGCGGAATCTATCTGAAATGGAAGCGCATCAAGCCTGGCGCGATGCGGCAAATCGGCGACTTCTGGCTTCGGTACGGATATTATGTCAACCGATGGGTGCGCCCTCCGCAGGATTTGCGGTGCATGGAGAACTTCACGTATTGGAAGATGCAGCAGGTGCAGATTAACGCCACGATGCCCGAGACGTTCAAGCAGGCGATTCGCGGCATCCTGGAGAAGGGCGTCACGGTATGGTCTTCTCCGTCCATGATAAACAACATCGAGCTGGACGATAACGAGCCGTTGGAAGGGATTAGGTACTGATGGGCAGGAAGAAGGGCAGGAACGTCTGGCAGTCCGCCGAGATGAACAACCTGCAATATCGCATGTACTACGAGTTGCTCGAACAGATGGCATGCGCTATCTATCGTTGGGAGGACCTTCCCGCAGAGATAGACCAGCGCTTTCTGGAGCTGACGCTTTTCAACAGGGGCATGAGCGTATTCTTCCGAGACGAGGAGTACGACGCGTTCTTCGCCACTATGGGCGCACCGTCGGGGCAGATTAACATGTACCAGAATCCGTTGTCGTATATCGCATACGGCGCAGACGGGTTCCATCGCAATCTCAAAGCCGCCGATTGCGTTCCGATTTGGAACAACTACCTCCGTCGCCCCGACATAAACGCTATGAAGATTTACGCCCGCCGCCTTGCTGACATAGACCGCACGATTGACGTGAACCTCATGACGCAGAAGATGCCCGTGTTCATCACGGTGCCAGAATCGCAACGGCTCACCGTGCAGAACATGATTAAGCAGTACGCGGGCAACGAGCCTGTCATCGTGGGCGCGGACGGAATCTTCGACCCGTCGCAGATGAACTACCTGTCCCCAGGCGCGCCCTTCATCGCGCCCGATTTGCTCAAGGCGAAGCAGACCGTCTGGAGCGAGGTCATGACGTACTTCGGCATCGAGAACACGAACGTGAGCAAGGCGGAGCGCGTGCAGAGCGCGGAAGTGGAGGCAAACAACGGGCAGATAGAAGCCAACCGCCTTATCAGGCTCAATTGCAGGCGCGAAGCATGCAAGGAGATTAACCGCAAATACGGACTGAACGTGTGGTGCGATATGAACAAGGACGTGTCCACGGACAATATGAACACCCTTCTCATGGTCGACCCCGAGATTCAGAAGGAAGGGAGCGGAATGTGAGCGTGTACGAGGACGGAAGCTGCGAGCTTCCCTACCATCGCGGCGCGGTGTTCACCGTCGAGCTGGGTTCCCTCGCCGAGAACGGATTCGATTTGGGTCTTGACGCGTACCCGATTTTCGACGAGGATTATAGGCAGGGTCTGAACGCCAAAATCATCGAGCACTATTGGTTCCGCGAGATTGGGTTCGAGACCCCGCAGATGTTCAAGCGATTTCTCAACAGGCGGATGAACGAGATAATGCCGTTCTACAACCAGCTGTACGAAAGCGCGCTGCTCGAATTCGACCCCATGGCGAATCACCGCATGGACACGTCGGGCGAATCGAGTGGGGAATCGCGGCAGACGAGGGACTACGAACGCACCGAGAACGCCGAGGGTTCGACCTCGAACAAGACCGAGAGCGATGCGCGGACGCTTGTGAGCGCCACCCCCCAGATGCAGCTGTCCGGCAGGGAGGATTACGCGACCAACATCACGGACTCCAAGAGCGAGACCAAGGCGAACGGCACCACGTCCACCGCGAGCGCGGCGAAGGATTCGACCACGTCTGGAGCCGACTCCACGGAACGGTACGTCACCAAGGTGAGCGGCCTGACGGGAATCACAGGGTCGCAGGCCTTGCAGCAGTTCCGCGATACGTTCCTCAACATCGACATGATGGTTATAGAGGATTTGAACAGGCTGTTCATGGGGATATACACGGACTATTGGAATGCGTTGTAAAGGAGGAACGATGGGTGTATACTACCCGTACATGGGAACGGGCGCGACGTGCAACCAGATTACGACCCCGCTTGTGTACGACGAATCGCTTTCCATCGCGCAGCAGATTGCGTGCATAATGGGTCGGATAAAGGAGATTGACACCAGTTTCGTGCACACGTCTCAATTCGCCGATTTTCTCGAATGGCTGAAGAAAGACCAGGACGCGCAGACCGCCGTCATGCGCGAGTACACGGACGCGGAAGTGAAGGACGCGGTGAACGCGCTGCTCAAGCTCATTGAGGAGACGCAGAAGGGCATGATGCTGTGGAACGTCGTGCAGGGCAAGTTCTACGGCAACACGAACACTATGAGGGACATTTTCAACGACCTCACCGTACACGCCATAGACGTCGATACGCTCGCCGAGCTCGACATGGACGTGGCGCAGCTGTCGGAATGCGGGCTGAACGTACGCGGCCTGGCCGTCTTCAGCGGCTACCTGCTGGGGGAGAAGTTCCGACCGCTAGGTGTAGTGTACGAGGATAAAAAGCCGCTCGACGGCAGGATTACATGCCAGATTCTCGCCGAAGGCGAGGTCAAAGACGGGTACTTCGTGAAAGGAGCCTAAAATGGGTCAAACGACAAACTACAACTTCCCGACTTACGAGGCGACCGATTCGCCCGACCTCACGAATCAATACAACGCGGCCGTCGCGTCGATTGACACGCATATCAAGTCCAACGAGACGGCGGCGGCGAATGCGACCACCGCCGCGTCCAAGGCGCAGGCCGCCGCGACCAAGGCGCAGGGGGAAGTGGACGCCCTCGAAACGCGCGTCACGGCGCTCGAAGGGGCGACGGGCGATTTCAACCCGCTGGAGACGGACAAGACCCTGACCGTCCGCCAGCTCGCCGCCGCGAAGGTGACGGCGAACGGAATCGTGTACTTCAAAGGAGAATAAGAATGGCGTCAGAATATACTCCGAACTACAACCTGGATTTGTACGTCTCTGCCGACAAGCCCAACCTTCGCGACCAGTACAACGGCGCGATGGGCAAGATTGACAAGGCTCTGCTGGACGCCAACAACAAGGTGGTGGACTACGGCAACCAGGTCGCGAACCTGTCCACGCGCGTCGAAAACGTGGAGACTACGGTGGGCGGACTCGACGGGCGCATCACCGCCAACACGGAGCAGATTGCCGCCGTCAAGTCCACAGCCGACGGCGCGGCGGCGAACGCGACCGCCGCGAAGACCACCGCCGATAGCGCTCTGTCCCTTGCGCAGACGAACGAGCGTGACATCGATCTTGCAGAGACGCGCATCACCGAGCTGGAGAAAGTTCCCGCCGACGTTCAAGCGAACGCGGGGGAGATAACGCGCATCAAGAACATGTTCCCTGTCACGACCGCGAACATCGCGGACGCTGCCGTGACCGCGCAGAAAATCGACCGCACGGCGGCGAACGCCATTCTCCAAGGCCTGACGATTCGATATTTCGACTCGCACGAGAGCAACGCGGACAACGCGGGCATGGTCGTGCCAGAAGGTGCTCAGTTGGCGGGCTTCTACATACCCGAGCTGTACATCCTGGTCATCACCCGCTGCGCGTCCGCAGCAGGAACCGACATCGGCAACAACGACGCCCCCGTGATGATTCTCCCGTCCTACGTGCCGACCGTCACCGAGAAGGTGTTCGGCCCTGGGTGTACCTGGATGAAATGGACGAACGATAACAGCTTCGCAGGATGGTCGGGACTGACGCTCACGGTCGGCAACAGGGGCATCGCGCCCAACACGTCCGAATCTTCGCAGGCGGGCGACATGTGCGGCTCCGTGGTGTTCTATCTGCGTCCGTTCGCCACTGGCGTGAACGTTGAGTCCACGTCCTACGAGCACATGGCGGCGTTCAACGGGATGGTGAAATAGCATGACGAGAATTCTGCATATTTCGGACACGCACGGGACGGCGGGTTCGTACGCAGACTTCGACGCGCTGCGCCGAAGCGTGCCGAACCTGGACGCAGCCGTGCATACGGGGGACGTATGCCCCGCGTGGTGGGAGGACGGCATCGGCGATTGGTCTTTCGCGAACACGCTGTTCACCGTCGGAAACCACGACGCGATTCTCAAGGCGGGCAACGACATGTCGAACCATGACTGGCGAATCCGCCCGACGCAGGAGCAGCTCTACAATCGGTACTTCAAGGCATGGAAGTCGAACGGCGCGGTCGTGGACGAGAACGCGACATGGTGGACGAAGGAACTAGGCAGCGTGACGCTGATAGGCATCGACCAGACCGTGACGGGCGACGCAATCGCGACGGAAGAAGCGTGGCTCCAGGGCGTGTTCGAAAAGTGCCTGGCGACGGGGCGCGTCTGCATCGTCTGCTCGCACATTTCCAACGAACGGGCGACCGCACCCGCGCCTGGCACGTGGAAGTCATCCACCAGCGGGAGCTATTATCCCGACAGTTTGGGGAACTACTATTCTTTCCTCACGCGTCCCTTCGACATAGCCGAAGCATACCGCCGAAAGGGATTGAAGCTTGCGTTCTGGTTCACGGGGCATTGGCACTTCGACGCGCTCTGGACGCAGAACACGTTCCCCGTCGTTACGCTCAACTCCGCGATTGCGGACGGGTACGGCGATTTGGTGCGCGACGGCAGCCCGCAAGGACGGCTGTGCGCAAACCTGTACGATTATGACGAGCGGCAGAACACGCTGACCGTGTACCGCATGGGCGCGTGCAACACGCTCGACGGGCGCATGAGGAAGATGATGGTCGTGAACTGCTCGACAGGCGTGATAATGAACCAGTGCATGAGGTGATGATATGGCTCTCACGCAGAACCAGGCGATGTTCTCGATGTACGTGATAGGCGGCATCGAGTCGAATTGGACGTGGACGGCGTGCTACCGCGCCGACCCGATAACCATCGGCATGATGCAGAACTACGCGTACAACGCGAGGGATTTGCTGCTGATGCTGCGAGAGGGTGCATCCGACGGGTGGGGCGCGTTCGCGGCGGGTGCGCCCCGCATTGCGGACGCGCTCGACGCGGGGCATTCCGATTCGTGGTGGACGGGCGTTTACGTGACCGACGCGGAGCAGTCCGCATGGTACGAGTACGCCACGACGGATTCGAACCACAAGGTGCAGCAGAGAAAATGGTTGGAAAACGACGTGCCTGCGATGGAATCCCGCCTATCGTCATGGGGCGCGACCGTCGAGGGCATGGGAGCGCCCGCGTTCGTGATGCTCATGAGCGTCTACCACCAATCGCCGCAATCGGCGCTCGACATAATCAGAACGGTGGGCGGCTCCGCGTCGCTGGATTCGGTGTACTACGCCGCGTTGAATCATCCCGTCGTGGGGCAGTACACGAACAGGCAGAACGAAGCGTGGGGCTACCTTCGAGGCTGGGACGGGGAATCCGCGCCGCCCGACTTCGGGCAGGTGGACTTGGGCGGCGGCGGCAACGCGCAGACTGGCGGAGATGACCCGAAGCAGGACTACGGCTACATCATGAAGTTCGGGGACGTGCTATGGCTGTTCGGAAGCGGGGCGTTGTCGAACGGCATCCCGTTCTACCCCGCAGCGGGGCAGCGGTGGGTATCCTCCGTGTCGCAGACGAATGTAGACCCGTCTCCGTCCCCTCCGACTGGCGAAGGCGGGGGCGCTAGGGACAGCGTGGACGGAAGGCTGCAATGGCCGTCCGACACCGCCCAATGGACTACGTACGCGGGACATCTGGGCATCGACATTCCCGCGCCGCAGGGCAGCGGGACGTACGCAGCCGCCGACGGCATCGTGGTGTACAGCGGCTCCAACTACCATTGGAGCTACGGCAACTACATACGCGTGTACCACCCGTCCCTGGGATTGCAGACAGGCTACGCTCACGGCTACGAGAACCTTGTGAGCGCAGGACAGACCGTCAAGAAGGGTCAGCTTATCCAGCGCGTCGGCAGCACGGGGAACAGCACGGGGCCGCATCTGCATTTCGAGATATGGAATATCGATTCGGAAAACCCGTACGCGCCTGGTACGCACACCGACGCGGAGGGCTTCAAAAACTACTTCGATATGGGGTGATATGATGGGCGAAAGCATGTACTGGTCTGGGCATGACCTGCTTACACGCAACGCCATGTTCAATTTCGTAATCGGCGGACGCGGCACGGGCAAAACGTACGATTCGAAGAAGACCCGAATAAAGCACTTCATCAAGACGGGGAAGCAGTTCATATATCTCAGACGCTACAAATCCGAATTCGACGATAGGGCGGAGTTCTTCAACGACATAGTGGGAGAGTTCCCGCAATGGGAGTTCAAAGTCGAAGGAATGAAGGGTTACATGCGGCATCTGGTCGAGGACGGCAAGAAGCCCGAGAAATGGCGGCTTGTCGTGTTCTTCGTCACGCTGGCGAACGCGCTCACGAAGAAGTCCGTGCCGTATCCCGATGTGGACTTCATCGTTTTCGACGAGTTCATCATCGACAAAGGGTCGCTGCACTACCTCCCTCACGAGCTGAAGGCGTTCCAGGACTTCTACAACACCGTTGACCGCTTCCAAGACCGCGTGAAGGTGCTGTTCCTCGCGAACGCCGTCGCACTCACCAACCCGTACTTCATCGGTTTCCGCCTGAAGCCGCGCAAGGGCGTGAGATTCCTGAACGCGCACGGCGGGTACATGTGCGTAGAGACGGTGCAGAGCGACAGGTTCCGCGCGCATGTAGACCAGACGAGGTTCGGGCGCATGATTAAAGGCACGTCCTACTACGATTATGCCGTGGGGAACACGTTCCATGATGACAACGACCGTTTCATCGCGAAGAAGACGAAGGGTTCGAAATTCTATTTCGCGCTCATGTTCGACGGCAGGACGGTGGGCGTGTGGGTTGACTACGCCGAGGGCGTGTACTACATATGCGGCAAATACCCGAAAGACGCCCTGACCTATGTCTTGACAAAGGCCGACATGCAGCCTAATCTGCTGATGATTGAAAAGTCGTGCATGCTGCTCAAAAGCGTACGCAAGCTGTACATGCAGGGAAGCGTGTACTTCGATACCGTGGAGACGCGCGAATTCTTCAACGACGTGTTCGCGTACATCGGACTATAGGAGGAGTTATGGAAATCGAGACAATCACATCCGTCATAGGAAGCCTGGGCTTCCCTATCGTCGCATGCTGCTTCATGGGGTGGTATTGTGTGAAGCTGAACGACACGTTGCAGGAGCTTTCATTGACCATCAAGGAGCTGACCACGAAATTCGACGACCGCGTAGACCATATGGAGAGCTAGGATGCTGAACGGAATAGACATATCGTCGTGGCAGGGCGATATCGACCTGTCGAAGCTGGACATGGATTTCGTCATCGTCAAGGCCACGGAAGGACTGAACTACGTGAACCCGTACTGCGAACCGAAGGTGCAGCAGGCGCGTTCGCTCGGTTTGAAATGGGGATTCTACCACTTCGCAAGCGGAACCGACCCGATTGCAGAAGCGGACTGGTTTGTGAAGAACTGCGTGGGGTACTTCGGCGAGGGAATCCCCGTGCTCGATTTCGAAGCCGATGCGGTCGCACGCGGCTCCGAATGGGCTAGGAAGTTCCTAAGCCGCGTATATGAGCGCACAGGTATCCATGCGATAGTGTACATGAGCCAGTCAGTTACAATGGAACATGACTGGACGGAAGTGGCAAAAGACCACGGGTTATGGGTGGCCAAGTACCCGAACGTCTCGCATCCTGGCTTCGACTACGCCCCCGACTTCGAGGGCGGAATCGGCGCATGGGAAACCATTGCCATCTGGCAGTACGCAAGTGACGGACGCATCGACGGGTACGGCGGCAACCTGGATTTGAACCATGCGTACATGACGTTGGATGCGTGGAATAAGTATGCTGGAATGGTACGCGAAAGCAAGAACACCGTGCTGGAAAACGAAAAATACCGCGTTGTAATCGAAGAAAAGTAGTTGACATGGCAAGTGGGTTTTGATACTATTCTATGTGTTGAAACCCGCTTGATAGGAGACATTATGGGCAAGATGTTCTATTCGTACGATGATGGGCAGCTCTACATGCTGCATGGCGAATGCACGCTCCGCACGCTGATGAAGGAGCAGGCAACAGAGAACGGCATGTTGATTCACACGTGCGAGAATTTGTTCGAATTAATCGAGTACATCGGTGGAAGCCCCGTCGAGTTCGACACGCGACTTATCAACGGCGACGTGATTCTCCACCGTGTACATCAGGTGGAAGACAAGCCGAACCATGCGGACATGGTGGCGAAGTCCCTGATTGAGGAGCTGCTGCGATGATAGCGTGGATAGGCGCCGCATTGGCGGCGATAGGGCTGTATCAGATGGCCGCCGCTTACGATGCGGACATGTTCGGCGAAGAACGCACGAGAATGTACATCGGCGGGTTGATGAACGCCGTCGGCATCGTGATTGCGGTTCTGGGGTAGGTGCGATATGGTAAGCATAGTTTGCGCGTTTGCGGTTATCGGCATATTAGTCATTATCAAGGAGTTACGATGATGAATTGTGGGTACGCCATGACGAAACTTGAACACTTCATCAAAAGCGTGGCATCGATTGAACGACGATATGGGTACAGGATTGACGGTGCGGATGCTGCGGAAGTCCGTACATAGTAGACACCAAAACAGACAAAGTAGTGATGGATATTGGTGACCCTGAATGGGGAGGGAGACATGATAGGGAGGTAAAGATGGCACGCATTGATATGGAAACCGAAAACGGTTTCGTAAGGGCTGGATACTTCCTGACGTTGGGAATGATGGAACTATGCGAAGCCATGAGGATGGCGAAACTTGATGCCGATACCGTCAATGACGTGAACAGGAAATACGATATGATGTGGAAGGCATATCAGGATGCCTACGAAAACTTGGAGGAAGGACACGAATGACGTTGAATTATGCGGCATGTCTGGGCAATGTGATTTGCATCGTTTATACGGTGATGATGGTGGTGGTCGGCCTGCACACAGGCAATTACGCCTTCATAGTGGCAAGCATGATTGGTATTGCATCCGTGGCTGCGATAAGCATGATGCATGTGTACTGTTTGCATGAAAAGGAGATGGACGAAAAGAATAGGGATAACGCTGAACCATTTCCGTTCTACGAATAAGGGATTGACATTTGCACCCTTCCCTTCCGAGCACGCCCCGTCAAAGCCGATGGGGAGTGGGCGGAGGGGAG